AATGTGTTCTAGTCTTTGCTCTCCTTTCATCTCATCAACAAAACAAGTTCTTTGATTTTTAGTGTATTTTAATTCTCTTTCGTAACCTTTATTTTCGTCAAACCAATAAATATTACTACCTCTAATTAAATAAGTCAAAGGTGATTTATTATTTTTAAGATAATACACTCTATCTTTTACCTCCCAATTAGCTTCTGGGCTATTGTCTTTTATTTCTTTTTTAGTAACAGTTTTAACAACTGTTTCTACTTGAGGTTCTTCAACCTCTACTTTTTTCTTTTTTGCCATAATATAATATATAATAAAATTAATAAAATAAAGGGTCGAGGCCGAAGCCCCGATCCTTAATATAAATGATTAGTTCATTAACATGAAGTTATTAGCTCCCTGTGTAATTAAACATCTCTCAGTTAAGTAGTGAACCTCCATAACATCTTTTCCAGATGTAGCAGCTCCAACAGAACCAGTAACCCAAGACTTCATCTTTCTAGACTCTGTTTCAGATTGTCTGTATCTTACGTGTAAGAATGGACGCTTAAGGTTTTTACCTAATTGCTCATCATAAACTGAAGATACACCAGCAGGAATAACGACACCTCTAATATTAGTAACAGTATCATTTAAACCTCCTCTTGTTCCTTTGTCATTTAGGTATTTAAAATCAGACTTGTAGAAGTCGTAAGAACCTCTTCTGAATCCAGAGAAACCTAAATTTAAAGCCATATCTTCTTCGTTGTCAAACACACCATAAGAAGTACCACCAGCTCCGTAAGAGTTCATAGAAGCTAACATATCGTCTATAGCTAGAGATGTATTTCTATTTACAAACATCATGTTTTCTTCAATAGCACCATTAGCGTCAAATACAGCTAATATAGCATCAAACTCAGCTAAGTCAGTAGCAGCGTTTACACCAGTTACACCAGTAGTTTGATGACCTCTTGTAGTGATAGCTTGGAATAAACCTTGCGTACCATCTTGTAAAGCACCTCCATCAGTACCACCAATAGCTCCAGCGTTAGCAACAGCAGTTTCAGCTTCTAACATAGTCATTTCTAAGTAATCAGCAAATCTAGCTCTTGTATCACCTTCAGCTTTTAGATACCATAAGTAACCGTTTTGTCCTTCTTCTCCAGATATTTCTACCCAACCAATAGAAGACGCATCAGATCCAGATACTTCGTAGTAATCTTTCATAATGATGTGCTTATTTGAGTGTGACTTAAACTTTGGAGAGTTAGCAGAAGATCTACCATCAGTTCCTTTTTCAAATTCAGAACCAATAACTAATATTCTGTAAGCTCCAGCACCAGCTGAATCAGAGAAACCAGCAGCATCAAAATCAGCTTCCGCGTAAGGTAAGATAGTAGCTGTATTAGTAGACACAGCAGAAACATAACCTCTTAAAGTTAATGAAGCGCTAGAAACTAACACCATATCACCAACTCTAATACCGTGATCAGCTCCAACAGAGTTTCCATCAATATCATTTACAATTGTAAATATATTTGCAGAAACATCTTCGTTTGTAGCTGTGTAAATTAAATGTAATCTACCTTGCTCTGACCATATAACTCTATCAGCAGCAGATGGCTCTTCAGCTCCAACTTGAGCTAAGAAACCTGCGATTGTTCTCTTACCATAAATCTCAGCTTCTTTTTCCATAAGATCTGGTAAGTATTGTTGCGCCCAACCTTCAGTAGCATCAGATGTAAAGTCTACATAGTTTGAGGCAAGCGTTTGTTTTCTTGGGGCAGCATCTATCCCCGTTGCACTTGTAATTGCCATTTTTTAATTTTGTTTTAATTAATACTTACTTTTTTTTAAATTTAAACGTAGGAGTTGAGCTATCGTTTAACACTTTAAATTTTAAGCCTTCAACATTCGTATTGTCTCCGTGCGAACCTCTAGGTGACATATCGATATTTTTAGATTTAGCCATGCTATCTTTTAAAGCATCAGCCTTACCTTGTTCGTAGAAGTGCTTAGCTATAGCGTCAGCATTGTTTGCAGTAAACATTGATTTATGATAACCAGCAGCGTCTTCAATTTGGTTATTTTCATTCAAGAACTTCTTGATAAAATTATCCATATTACTTTGGTTTTCTTTTACTTCACTAACATCCTTAACATTAAACCTGTATCTTTTGTCTCCGACATTGTATTCAAAACCTTTGAACTCGTCATTAAATAATTGGTCTGTTTTGTTTTGGAAAGTAGTTTTTGCTTGCAAACGAGCTTTTTCTTTTTGCTCAGACTCTTTGTTATATCTATTAAAGAAATCAATAGCCTTTTGTTGTTCATTTGTTAACTTACTTCCAGCTTTAATATCTTCATAGTATTTGGACTTATACTCTTCCAGTTGAGTTTTAGCGTTGGCAACTTGCTCTTTTAACGCTAGTTTTTTTCTTTTTATATCTGTCTCATCTTCTTCTTCGTCATAAGAAAATTGATCGTTCATCATAAAATCAATTTCATCTGGTTGAAGATGAGGTTTAGTTTGTTTGTAATACTCTCTTAATAAAGTATGATTATCCATGTCAGAGTAATCTCTATTGAGTTGTACATAGTCGTTTAAATCACCACCAGTCTCTTCCATGAAACTCATTAGCTTCTGTATGTTCTCTGGTAACTCTGGTTGTTTTATTTCTTGTTTTACAGGTGGTGGAGTAGGTGTAGCTTCTGTTTTTTCTTCGTTAGTAATTTCTTCTACAACAGGAGTTTCTTTTACCTCTTCTTTAACAGGAGTTTCTTTTACTTCTTCTACAACTTCAACAACCGGTGTTTCTTCTTTAACTTCTGGTTTTTCAGTTAAATCAACCTTTGTTACTTCTTCTTTGACTTCTGGTTTTTTAGTTAAATCAACTTTTATAGTCTCGTTAATATCTGAAAACTTTTTAGGTTTTCTTTTAATTTTAATTTTTTCTACAGTATTATCTACCGCTGGCTTTTCAGCCTTGTTTTCTTTTTTTGCCATAATATAATATAATAATAATTAATAATTTTTATTGAGGGTCAAAAGCACCTAGCCTCATACCACCACCAAGTACATCATTACCAGAAGACTCAAAGCCTTTTGCTTTTTCTGCTTGATTTTTTACTTGTTGTGTTTTAACTTGGTTTTGACCTTTTAAAGTTTCTTTTGTAAGATCTTTTTGTTGCATTTGTTCCATCTCCATTTTCTTCATACGCATGCTTAATTCAAACTCGTGGTCCATTAACATTTTTTTCATATCAGCTTCAGCTTTTAATTTAGCAGTTGCTAACTCTGATTTTTTAGCCTCAAACATCATTTCATTTTCTAAAGCTGCTTTAGCTTTTTGCATTTCAGCTTGTGCTGCTGCTTGTTGTTGTTGTGCATTAGACTCGGCTTGTGCTTTCATATTTTGTTGTTGCATTTGCTGTTCTTTTTGCATTTTCTTTTTTCTACGTATTTTTAAAAGTTGATTTGCAAGTTTTATATTTTTTATTTCTCTTAAATCAATTACATCTTCTAAATCTATCGTTTGTTGAGACAATGCAGTTTGTATATTGTTTTCTAACAATTGCTTTTCTTCTTCATCTGGTGCTAATTCTAAAAATATACCAAAGTCATATAGATGTAAGTTTTTCATTTCTTGCAACGTAGCCACATTGTGAGAACCTATAGCTTGAATAAAAGCG